TCCATGTACTGTTCAATATCAGAAAACAACCGCTTCCCTTCCACAAACTCCCGGTGGAACAGTTTCAACTTTCGTCTTGCCCGTTTTACACCGTCCCGGCTTCCATTCACCTTGATCTTCCCTGTTTCCGTCAGCGTGAACCGTGCCTTGCAGAACCGGAAGGGTTTTGTCAGGGGAATGATTTTGCATTTGCGTTTGTTCACCCGTATTCCAGCGGCTTCAAACCGCCGAACAATTTCATGCCCAAGTTTCTTCAGGGCTTCCACATCTGGAAGGATTAAATAATAATCGTCCATGTAATGGCCGAAACAGTGAACCCCGGCTTGGCATTTGATCCAATTATCTATTGCGCTGGGCATTGCCACCATTTCCTGTTGGGATGGTTCCACGCCCAAGGGCAAGCCCCGGCCCGGTGTCGGGCAAGGGGATGTTTGGATCACCATATCAGCCAAGGCCCGAAGATCAGGGTTTGGAATGAATTCTTGGTGCCGCTGATATAAAAGCGCATGGGGCGCATTTGGGAAGAAGCCCTTCAAATCTAACAGCAACACAGCACCTTCCCGGCCATAGCGCCGGAAGTGCCAATGAAGCTGTTCCTTCAATCGCCTGAAATGCCAGTGAAGCCCCTTGTTCCTTTGGCTTGCCCCATTGTCATGGATCATACAGGGGTTATACAACGGAACCAGAACTTCATTACAAAGAACCTTGTGGATTTGCCGATCAGTGATATGTGGGGCATCTATGGGGCGAACCTTCCCACGCTCCCTTAAAGTGAAATGGGTACACTTCATAGGCTTCCAAGCCTGATCCAAAACATTCTTCCGGCGCTTGGCTGTCCCGGAAAACAGGTGGGCTTCAAAGTTTTGAACACTTTGCTTCCATCGTACCCCGTTACAGCATTTGCGCCCATAGAAGAACATCGTGCGATAGCTGAAAACCTTGTTGATTGGCCCAAGTGCATCACAC